CAAGTATTTTGATTACTTCTACAAACATATTCCATATTTCTTTACATTCCAATTTTAACTCTCCTTTATAACTTAATCCCTGCTTTTACTCCACCAACTAAATTAGAGTTTCCTTTAAAATCAGTTCTTCCTTCTAAGTAACCTTCTATATATCCTTTGCTATTTATATCTTTTTGCATTTCCTCTGCTACTTTTAGTACATCCTTTGGAGCTCCTGTGGTTGCTGTTTTAAGGATTTCATTCACAATTGTGAGTTGTTTATCCTTTGTGCTTTTAAAAGTCTTTTGAAGTGTTTTTAGAGCTTCTTCTATTAAAGAAATTATAAATTTTTCTGATATAAGCCATGACAAATAAAAAGGTATTTTCTTTTTAAATTCCTTTATTGCATATTCTAGCTTTTGTTTTCCCTGTCCTGCTATAAACTCTTCTTCTGCTCTAGTTACCACATAGCAGGCTATTACCCACAAACTTTCTTTTTTATATCTATACAAGTAATAGATTCCAGCTATAGATAAAATAATTGTTATTATTAAAAGTATTGTTTCTCTATTCATTTAGCACTCTCCTTATTTCCAGTTATTTTCTATATTGTTATATCTTCTTTTAACATCCTGCGGCTGCTCTCTTCCCCATTTAAGTCCTAATTTAAAATTTAAAATATCCTTCGAAGTGAGTATTTTTTTACTTTTTATAAAATTATGCATAAGTCCATTTTTACTTAAATTGAATTGGTTATGGTAATCTACTAAGTGGACAAAAGTTTTTTCATTTTCAAATTCTGGGAGTTTATCTAATGCAGCCACATAATTTACCATTTGATTTATATGTTCTTTATCCAGTTTATCTATATGTGTTCTAAATAGTTTTAATCTTTCATTCAAGTACCCTATATCTTTATCAAGATTTAGTAATTTTCTTATGTCATGGTCTGAAAATCCACAAATATTCTTTAAGAAATTTCTAGCCTTAATATTATGGGTTACATCAAATTGACTTCTTCCAAAGCTATATCCTGATTTTCCACCTGCATAACTAAATTTACAGATCACATTTTCATTTCCTGATATTTCATTTAAAGATATTACATACATAATTTTTTCTAAGTTTATCTTTTCCATAATTTCCTTTATATTCATTTTGCCTCCAATTTCTCTATTCTTGATTTTAATTCTTTTATTTCTTCTTGCTGCTCTTGTAGGCCTTTTACCAATATAGGAATAAATTCTTCATATCCTAGACTTAATACATCTTTTCCCCCATTAATAGAATGGTCTTGATATCCTCCAAAGTCTACCCCTAATTCTCTCATAGTTTCAAAAACTTCCTGTGCTATAAACCCTTGGTGAAGCCTCCAACCTTTTTGTTTGCCATCTTTTATTACATTTTCCAAAGAATATTTTTTTAAGATTTCCTCTCTCTTTTTAGTTTTTTCCTCTTCCTCTATTTTAGTTTCTTCCAGAATTTTCAATTCTTTTTCCATTTCTTCTCTATTGATATAATCTTCCCTATAATCCCACCTATATTCTCTTGGTCTTAATTTCATTAAAAAATTTAAGCCTAAATTCGTGTCTTGAATATCTGTTTTATCTCTTTTATCTGATCTGTTTTGAACTGCTCCATAACAATATACTGTAACATTGGAATTTCCTATTTGTGCTTGGTTATCTGCTGTAACTTGTGTATCCCTTCCAATTCCAATTGTATTAGTAAAGTCTGTATATGTTAATGCTGAAAATCCTATTGCTACATTGTCATTACCATTTTTGTTATTAAATAGGGTTGTTCCCCCACCTAATGCAACATTTCTGCTTCCATATATATTATTCATCAACGCTTGATGTCCTATAGCTATATTTTGTTCTCCTCCAATATTGGAAGCTAAAGAATTTTGTCCAAGAGCAATATTTTGTATTCCTACAATATTGGAAGTTAAAGAGTTTTGTCCAAGAGCAATATTTTGTGCTCCTACAACATTGGCCCTTAAAGAGTTTTGTCCAAGAGCTACATTAAATGAACCTGTTGTATTTCCCCTTAATGCTCCATCCCCAATTGCTACATTATAACTTCCATCTGTATTATTTGGCATTCCTGAACTGCCTATTACAACATTACATATACCATTTATATTTTTTTGAAATGCATTATTTCCAATTACAGTGTTACGTTTTCCTTTACCACCAGAATTTATCCCAATAATACATTCTTCCTCTCCTAAAGCTTCAAACTTTGTTTTATCCATATTAGATACAACTAATTTGCCTTTCCCTTCATCTACAAATACTTTTATATCTTCTTTTCTTGGAATATCCTTTATATCTGTATATTCACCTAAATTTTTCATTATATCCCCCTTATCCAGCGATTACAACTTTTATTGCTCCTGCATTTGGAGCCTCTGCAAATACTATTGTTACAGAATTTACAGAAGTTATTTGAACATCAGCCATAACAAGATCATTTCCTTCATAAAGATTTATTAAAATATCTCTAGTATTTAAGTTATGAGCAACAACAATTTGTTTAGCCGCCCCATCTCCTATCATTGTTGTAAATTTTTTCATTGGTGCATTTACAAGAATAGATTCTTTTACTCTTTGTGGTGTCATTACTTTAGTATTATTAGTTCCTGCCTCTGCTTCTGCTTGTGTTGCATAGTCAAGTGGATTGCTTAACCCTATATAAGTTGTTCCAGTCCATCTATAAGTCGTATTATCATCTGTAGTTACATAAATCTTTCCCTGTTCTCCTGTTACTGGAAGAGAAGAAAAATTTTGAAATTCCAATACATCATCTACATATGAAGGGAGATATTCTGTTTTTATCAAATTGCTTCCATCTAAAATATCAAGCTCCATCTTTCCTAATGCATCTATTTTCAAACCATTTCCTACCATGATTATTCCTGGCGTAGATGTTGTAGCAATTTCTTGTACCCCTATCTCCATGAAAACTGTTCCATTATTTACATTTACTTTTTTAGTAGCCGTATTATAAAATATCTGTCCTTCTATTCCACTTGGTGCAGTAGCTAATTTGTGTAATACCATATTCTTTGCTTCATTTAGTGTAAAATCAAAATTATTTAATGTTTTCATTTTTTCCTCCTTTTATGCTGGTAAATAAGTTATTGTTGCATTTGTTGCTCCCCAAGGAGCCCCTGCAAGTGCTTGTCCGCCTGTTGTATATATTGTTAATTTGGTTAAATTAATGCAATCGTAAAAACTTCCCATAGAATAAGATGGCCCGATCGTGTTATAAGGGGTTATGTATTCTATGGGGTGCCCTTTGCCTCCAAGTGTTAATTCTGTTATCAAATAACACCCCCCAATAACTTGGTCAGGTAACCTGTTCACGCTTAATGGGAATTGCTTTATTGATATTGAGGTTCCTGCAAAAGCAGCAGCCCCAATTTTTTTAATTGTCTCTGGAATAGAAGTTATAGTAAGACCTGTACAGCCAGCAAAAGCACCATCTTCAAGTTCTTCAAGTGTACTAGGTAAAGATGTTATAATCAGCTTTTGACAATAATAGAATGCATAATTTCCTATCTTTCTTATTTTTGGCATATAGACACTTACAAGTTCTCGACAAAATGCAAAGGCTTCTTTTCCTATTGTTTCTACATTCTCAAATTCTGCGGTTATAAAATAACATCTCCCAAATAATTCTGCTGTTATATTTGTTATTTTTTTTATTACAATTTTTGAAAATCCGCTTCCATAAAAAACTTTATCTCCTATTAATACTTCGTTTGAAATTTCTATTTCTCCTGTTCCTCCTGAGTAAAAAGCTTCTGCTGCTATACTTTTAATAGTAGGTGGTAATTCAATTTTTACAGGGGATTCCCTAAAAGCCCTATATCCAATTGTTTCTAAACTAGATGGCAATTTAATAGCTTTTAACGCTTTGCAATTACGAAATGCTTCTGCTGGTATTTCTGCCATATCCTCATTAAGATTTATTGTTTCTATTTTACTCCCGCGAAAACAACCTATTCCAAGAGACAATACACTTGATATATCTATTGTTTTAAAACCACAACCTGCAAATGCCAGTTCTCCTATAACTCTCAATCTTTTAAAAATTGCTGTACTTAAATTGCTACAATCAAAAAACGCTCCATAATTTATCACGGTTATTGTGTCTGTTTCAATATATGTAAGAAGTTTATTTCCATTAAATAGAGAAGATTCTATTTCGTCTGTTTCTACCCCTTCTTTGTAAAGATTATTAAACTTAAATTCTATTCCATCTATAATTAATTTTCCCATCATTCCACCTCTGAATCTTTAAAATTAATCTGAACTTTTGAAGCTGCACTTTCTGGTTCAATTTCTATTTCAAAAGGAACTGCCCCTTCTGTAAATATTGTTAAGTCTATAGAATTATATGGATACGCAAATGTTTTTAATTTTGGGTTTGCCCATATTACAGGATTATTTAAAGTTCCTAATTGCAAATATCTTATCTGCTGTATACTTTCTATATTTATTTCTCCATCTATATTTACCACATGAGGAAATGAAATGTATGTTGCATTAATTTCACTATAATTAAATTCAGATATAGAAGTTATATTTTCTTGCGTTCCTTCCTTCTTCATGGAATAAAAGTCTACAAATGAGTTTAAGAATCCTAAAAGCCCTATTGGATTTTCTGGTTCTGGGTTTGGATTTTCTCCTGGTGTTGCTGGGAATGTTATCCCTTTGTCTGTATCAAAGTTCCCATATACTGATTCAGTCACTACAACTGTATTTTTTACACTCTTTGTTTTCTTTGTAAAATAATAGCAAGATGACATATAAGCCCATGATATATTCACCCCTGATACTCTTACATTTACAGTTTCAGCTTTTTGTTTATAGCATATTCTATATACTTTAGCTGGTGTCATAGTCTCGTTATTTGCCATTTGAAAGGTTACTGGCTCCTCGTTTTCATATACTGTGAATGTTCCTTTTCCTGCTACTTCTATTGTATAAAAACTATATCCACTTGGAATTGTTATTGTAGTGAACTTCCCATCGGCATACAGTGGATGTTCCCTTTTATTTTCTATGTCTGCAAATAAAAGAGCAGGTGTTGTATTCCAAGTTTTTGCTGTGCTGTCTATTGTTACACTCTTGTCTCCATAAACCCAAGATGTAGCATAGTCACAAGCTGTACTCCCAAGAATTATCCCATCATTTAGAGTGAATACCTGTGCTTTTTCAACTCCTGCTCCTTCAAAAAGGCTCTGAACATTAATTGATTGGCTCCCTCTAGCTGATGTTATTTGAGTTTTTTTTATTTTATTTTTAGTAATCCAATCAGCCATTATGCCAACCCCCTTTCTCCTTTTTCTAATACTAATATAGTTAATTCTGCATCATCTACAAGAGCTTTATTATATCCATCGGAAATAAGTCCTCCTGATCCATTGTCTTTCCAGAATAGGTCATTTTCTATTGACATCATGAAACTATCCACACATGATATTCCCCTTGTTTGAGTTAAGGTATATCTTATAGCAACTCCATTACTATAATATTGTTGCGGTACTGCATAAAACCACCAGTAGCTACCCATATATGAATCACCTACCATATTTACTCTTGAAAATTTTTGAATTACAGACATATCTTGTGGATTTATTACTTCTATGTCTACAACTCCATTCATTGCTCCTACAACTCCTGTAGGGTATAGATATCCTGCAAAGCTTATTCTTCTAGTTGCTGGAACATTTCCAATAGTATATTGAGTTGAACCGCTTATAGTCATAGTTCTTTTCAATTCTGAAGGAGTTCTTATATATGGTTCTACTTTATATCTTGTCCCTGATACTTTAGAAACAACAGGAGAAAGCCCTGTAATAGTCCCATTATATTTAATTCCATTCCAAAATACCATAAATACAGGATTCTTAAAACTATCTGATATTACAAATTCAAAATTTTCACTGGCTTTTGTCTTGTATAAAGCTTGATTATAGTTTGTAATAGTAGTCCAGTCAGTAAATGCCATTTTTTCTCCTTTCAACTTTTCCCATTTTTATTAAATTTGGGAAAAAATTATATTGTTTTTAAATCTGCTTCATATAGCATAATATTTATAAGACTATATGGGTTTAAGGTTGTATTCGTTGTAGATATTTCTACATATCCATCTTGTCTTAGTGTAGTTTTTATTGGTATTTCTACTTGTGTTTCTGTCAAATTTGTATCTAAACACCAAGCATCAACAACACTTACAAGAGCCTCGATTTTAATCCCTTTCCATCTTATGCTGTCACTTGAAAAAGGACTGGTGAATCTTACATGTCTTATTTGATTTTGAATATACCCTATATTTACACTCTCTATAAATACATATTTCTTTAGTACACTTACTGTATACCAGAGGTTACTTCAACCCTTTTCCTGAAACAGTATCTCCCCACCTTTTATAACAATTCTTTTTGTACTGTTAGCTTGTGTAGTTCCATCATAAGATATTATCCCTTTGTCATTGCTGAAAACTTCCAGTACTCCATTTACTTGGGTATTTGCATTTATTTCAAATTTCCCCTTTCCTATATCTGTTACAAATGTTTCAATGTCTGTTCCTGCTACCTCTTGTTTTAATTTTCCATTTGTAAATTTTATAAAAGTTCCAGTATTTTCTTCCCCTACTTGAAAAAGTGTTGCTTGATGTTTTGTATCCTCTGGATTAGTTACTCCCATTAATAATTGACTTGTAATTTCCGCTGGCTTCAAAGGATTTTTAACATTAAAAGCAAGCTTATTATTTGCATTTTGTATTATTACCCCTGCGTCTTTATTTATAACTATTCTTGCAATATTTGTTGGGTCAGTTCTCCCAAATACTGGATTGCTTGTATCTTCATCAAATTGAAAGAAAATTCCTACTTCTGCATCATTATTTCCTATTCTAAATACCCCAGATTTTGCCATTATTGCAGATTCTAAAGCTGGCATGATATCTTCTTCCATAGCCGCTTGCCATTTCCCATTTTTCCATACTTTAAAAATTTTAGTACTTGGTTGATACCAAACATCCCCCTCCGCTGTTGCTGTTGGCTCTGTTTCCTGAATAAATCCTTTTGCATTTATTTTATTTAATAGGTCCTCATCTATTGGAGGAACTTCTATATTTTCTATCTGGTCTTTTAATTCATTAATATTTTCTAAGTATTCTGCGTTTGTTTTCAAACTTTCTACAGTATTATATTTAAATGTTTGAACAGAAGTATCAATTTTAACCGCTGTAATTTCACTGTTAAACCCTTTTATTTTAGAAAGTGTGTGACTTATATTTGTTACTCTTGCAGGAGTGCTTATATTGTCAATTACAATTTCAATAAGGTCTCCTATCATCACAAAAGGGCAGAATAAGCTTTTAAAAGATAATTCTATTCCATCAAGACATTGTTCCTTATATTCATACTCTGCAATTTCTGTAGCAAACTGCATTTCTTGTATATATTTATTTTTATTTGATGTTGGAAAATTCTCTTGTTCTTCTGTTTCAACCTCTATATTTTTGACAATGCTTTCATTATCTTCGTACTTTACAACTGGAACTCCTTTTATTTCAAAGTTTTCTATATATAATTTAGAGGCAAAGGGATTATAAAACTTAACCTGTGCTCCACTGTTTATAAAAGATACAAAATCATAGTGAGTACCCTCTATCAGATTAACTTCTACTTTTTCAGATAATTCATTGAAATAGTAGCCTGTAGCCTTCGTTAAATTATATTGAGTAATGACATCTGTTATATACTTAATAGACATTATCTTTTTTTGATTTTCTGGAGTTGTTCCAGGATCTACAGTTATTTTTTGTTTTAAATTAAAGCAAACTTGATTTTCTAAATAGCTGTAATTATCAAAGTTTTTTCTTATTCCATTGTATTTAGCATAGGAATACTTTTGAGTTATACTATTTAAAATATTTGTCCTGTTAAAATGACATATTACATTTTCTAGGGGATTATATAATCCCCCTTTAATTACTATTCTGTTATTATTATCTATGTACATTCTGCCTTTTATACAGTCTATAATTGTTTCAAGTTCATCTATCCATCTATTGCCTTTAGTAAATACCATAAAAGGTATTTTTATAAGTCTTGTCTGGCTGTCTCTCACATCTTCAAAAAGAACATTTTCTGGATTTATTCCTAGTTGTTTTATGATATTAAATAATAAAGAATTGTTCTCATTATTTTGATAGTATACCCAGTTATCAAAAGCGAAAGTATCTTTTGGTACTGTTCTAGTAAATAAGTCTTTTATCTCATCGTAAACAATTACCTGTAAACTATAAACTAGCCCACTACTTAACTTTCTTTCTTGTAATTCAGCTTTTCCTCTAAGTAATATTATTTCTTCTAGTTCATGCACTGCTTTTATTTCAATAATGTCTCCCTTACTTATAAGGGAAACATCATCTAAAGCAAAGGAGGCTACAACAGATTTTATACTTTTGCTATTATTTGAATAAGAAATTGAAATATTATCTATAACATTTGTTAAAGTTGTTCCCTTTGTAATATTAATTACAACTCCATTAAACTTAAACATATCAGCTTCCATTAATGTTTTAAAATATGTTTCTGTCATGATGGTATCACCTTCCCTTGATTTTTTGCTTCTTCTAGTCCGTCTATTGTTGCTTGTTTTGCTACATCATACATAGCGTCAAATCCATATACTCCTGAGAAATGCTGTTCAATAGTTATATTGTATTCAATTCCACTATCTTGATAATATGAATTTCCAAGTGTATTATCTTCTGTTGAATTTCCACTTGCTGTATTTCCTCTATTTAAGCCCATTTTTTCAAGTTCATATTCTAAATCCTTTAAATAGTCTTGCATTAAGTCAAATCCTTGTTGTGCACTTGTTGCCTGAGATAATTTCTCTTTTATATCATCCATATTATAGAATTGATTCATGTATGTTTTATATACTTCACTATCTACAAAAGCTTGAATTAAGCTATCTTTTACACTTTCATAAATAGAATTCCCCAGACTTTCTTCAAAGGAAGCAAAGGAATTATTATCTAAAGCCTCTGACATAGCACTTGACAACATATTTTTCATATTGCTTATTCTTTCTGAAAATTCTGTAGCTGGTAACATACTATCTATAAGAGAACTTGAAAATCCTCTGTTTTCTAATTGTGCTCTTAAATCATTTATTACTTTTTCATAGTCTGTAGTAATTCTGTCTGCTTCCAATATCTTATTGAAATTAAAATCATCCCAAAATCCTGTAAAATCAAGAACACCAGTTTTTTTCATATCAACAAGTTTTTCAGATATTTTTTCAAATTCTTTAGTCATATATTCATCAATAGAGCTATATGCCACATCATAGGTAACTTGTGCTGCATTATTAAGAATTTTCTTAAAATATGAACTCATAGAAGAACTAAAATCGCTTGCTTCTCCTGATGAAAGAGCCTCTACAAAAGAATTTCTTACATCTTGCATAGCCGTTACCAGAACTTGTGCATTTTTTGCCATTTCTTCAATAGTATCTTTGTAGGCTTCCGCATTTAATCCCATATCCTCAAACATTTGAGTGTATTCCTGGATAAGAGATTTATAACTTGATACATCTATTCCCTCAAAGGCATTAAGAGTTGAATTTCTGAATAATTGCTCTTGTTCCTCTCTTAACTTGTCTATTTGAGCTACATATTCATATACTCCCTCTTTCCATTCTTCAAAGTTACTGTCTACAAAATTTATACCTAATTTTTCTCTTAAGTCCCCTATTCCTGTTGTTTTCAGTTTTTCTGCAAAATCTCTTAACTGATTTTCATCCATATTGGCTATATTGGTATTAGTTATACCCATAGCTCTTAAAATATCCGCTTCATCAATATTTTGTGCCTCATATTTATCAGCAGATTTTGACTTAAAATATGATTTATATTTTGCTTTACTTTTTACAAGCCCTGTTACAGTTCCAAAGTCTTTTGTACTTGCTACCATAGCTTTAATATAGTAATCAAAATTCTTTTCTACCTTTTTTATTCCCGCTAAAGTAGTATTATTAGTGGCATACCCAAGCATACTATTGCTATAACTATTTATAGCCGTTATATTTGATTTTATAGCTTCTGTAAAAGTCAAAAGGACTTTGGTTGATTCTTCAAAAGCTTTCTTATTTTCTTCATTATTTTTCTCTATTTTTTTCTTTTTATCTTTTCCACTAAGAGAAGAAAGGGCACTACTTGCAAGACTTCCTATTCCCGCTATTCCGCTTACTGCGGTCATTATTCCAGTTAAAGAACTAAATCCATTTACCAGTCCAAGCATACTACTGCCTTTACTGAACATCCCTGTAATAGCTCCCAATCCTCCGCTAGTTTGATATTGATTCATTCCATTTCCTATAATAGAAATAGAATTTGTTATATTTCCAATAGCTTCTATGAAAGAGCTATTTAACTGTTGTCCAAGCTTTATCATGTCATTTCCAAAATTTCCCATGATATTGATTAAATCTTGTGTTGCTGTTTCTTCTTTCTTTTTCATTTCAGCCAGTTTCTTAGCTGCTTTTTCCTCTTCTACTAAGATTTTTAACTGTGAATTATATTTTTCAAAACTTTCTTTATCTGTAATACTTCCATCAGCATTGTATAATCCTACTAAAAGGTTTCTGATATTTGTTATCTTTTGTTTTAATTGTGCTTCTTCATCTAATCCTAATATTTCAGCCATTGTTGGAAATTTTGCTAAATCTTCTCTATAATCTTTAAAAAGGTTCCTTATTTTATCTTCCTTGTTCAGTTCCTCTGCTTCTTTTCTTAGTTTTTGCATTTCTGGAATCAATTTATTTGCCAGTCCATCTGCTCCCTTACCAATTAAATCTTTATAAGCCTTTTCCACATCACTAAGTTTGCTTTTCACTTGGTCAAGTTCAGAAATTCCAAGTCCTTCTGCTAATTTTGGAGCATTTGCTATGGCTTTTTTGTATTCATCCATAATTTTTGCTATTTCTTCTGAAGTATTATTTGATTTCCCCTTTGGACTTGTCTTTGTTGTTCCAAAGTCCTGAATATATGCAATTGCATTTTGAATAGTCCTATCCGCTTCTTCACTGTTTAAACCTCTTAATTTTAAATCTTTTATATCTTTAAAAAGATTATTTTGCATTTCTAGTTTAACTTCAATGGATAATCCATCTTTAAATTCTTCATCAAATTTTCTTTTTATTTCAGTATATTCAACTTGTAAAGCTTTTTGAGTTTCCTCATCTGTCATAATAGGATTATTTTTAAGTGCTTCTAGTTTTTTTAGTTCTTCTTGATCTATCTGAAAAGATACTTTAAGCAATAATTCTTTATCTTCTTTTAATTGTTCTTGTATTCTTTTAAAAATTTTTAGCTTTTCAGCCGCTGAACCTGCATTTTTTTCAAGTTCTCTATATTCATTTATCAAATCTGTATACTTGATATTTTTTCCTAATTCTTGTAATTTTTTCCAATCAATACCGTTAGCAAAAGTATCTATATACTCTTGAATTTCATTCATTTCTTTTTCTAATGGTTCTCTTTTTATATCAAATTCTATTTGAACTTTTTTTAATTCAGCATTTTTTCTTATTTCTTCCAATGCTTGATTATATTCTTCTTTAGTTTTTTGAGCATTTTCTCTTAATTCGGATAATTGTTTTTCTAAATATTTTCTTCTATTTGTACTTATATTACTATAAAGTTCAGCCTCTACTTTTGCTAATTTTCCGCTTGCTTCTTCATAAGCTTTTTGATATTCTTTCAAGTCTTGGTATTGTCCTATTAAAGCTTTTTCCTCTATTTTTGTACTTTTATCTTTTACAATACCTTTTTTATTGGCTTCTATTAACTTATTTAATGCCTCTACTTGTCTTTCTATTGCCTGTGTTTGTTCTTCCCAAGTCCCTTTTGAATAATCCATAGCCTTTTTGACTGCTTCTACTTCGTTTTTGAAAGCTATGTACTTAGTAACAAGATACCCTATTCCTGCTACTACTCCACCCACTGCAAGACCTGTCAAGGCTGTTCCTAGTGCTGTTATAGCTATTTTACTTGCCATTGCAGCACTTGTTACCTCACCAAAATATTTAATAATAGGTTTCCCAATCCCATGCCCTATGCTTAAAGCTTTCATAGCTAGATATACCCCTACAATAGCTTTTCCAGTAGCTATTATTGATTCTATATTCTCTTTACTGAATGTCTTTTTAAAATCTATTTTTTTAATTTCTTCTGTAATCTCTCTTATAGTAGGAGCCAATGAATCCCCGAGTCTTATCCCTATTTCTTTTAAATTAGCAGTTATTATTTTTATTTGCTGGGATAAAGATTCCTGCATTTTTTCAAATGCTTTGTCTGTACTTCCCAACGATTCTTGCATAGCTTCTTTAAATACTCCATATCGGCTAATTGAATCTACAATAGATTGAGCCCCTTTAAAAGACCTGATATTAAATAGATCTAGCAAAGAATTTCCTGTTTTATCAGCTTGTTCTTTTAGGAGCATTAATGCCTCTCCTAAATCTCCCCCAGCCTTCATATATTCCATAAATCCCATACCTGCTGCTTTTTTAAAAGCCTTACTTGCTTCTGTAGAACTCTTTGAAAGTTCTGTAAACATTGCATTTAAAGCTGTTGCACTTTCTGCGGTTCCTATACCATTGCTTGTTAAAAGTGCCATTGCTGTGGAAAGAGCTTCAAAGGATACCCCTACACTTGAAGCTGTTGGTATTACATTTCCCAGTGAGGTAGCCAGTAAATCTACAGTAGTTTTTCCTTTGTTTTGAGTTTGTATAAGTAAATCTGATATTTTTATTGCATCTTCCGCTTTCATTTTATAAGCATTTATAACAGTAGTTAGGACATCAACCGCATTTGTAGTAGTTGTAAATCCACCAACTGCCAGTTTATTTGCAGTTGCTAAAACTTCATATTTCCCTGCTACATCACCTATTGCTGATACAGTTTGATATAAGGCTTCTGTTAAATCATTTACAGATGTTCCTGTTTCTGTTGCAAGGTTTCTGACATGGTCTGAAATAGTTTCAAAACTGTCATTACTGATTGTTTGGACTTTCTTTATTTGCTTTTCCAAATCAACAAAAGCTTTATTTGAAGTTAATGCAGCAGCTACTATTACAGCCCCTATATTTCTTAAAACATTTTTAACATCATTATAAGTAGTAGTTAATTTATTTTTTAATTCTTCTACCTTCGCTTTTTGTTTATCTATGCTTTCAGATACTGCTTTTTCAGCTTCTTTAACAGTCATTCCAAGCTTACTATAGTCAACATCTTTTAAGGATTCTTTTATCCTTTTAGATTCTTGCAATGCTGTTTCAGCCATTTTTTGAAGTTCTTTAGTACTCAGTCCAGTTGCTTTTGATAACTGTTCAAAATATTTACTGGCATTATCCTGGATAGATACTTTCATCAATAATTCATTTGTTGCCATTTCTCACCTCACTTCCTCCCTTTGCCTTTACTCCTTTTCTCTCTTTTATTTTTCTCACTAATAGCCTCATTTAAACAATCTCTAATTAGTTCTAACATTTCTATCATATAGGCTGGATGATTATCATATCCTAAAGCTTCTCCTAAAGGAAGAAAGGCAATTTCTAAATAGCTTGACATTGGAGGATATTTTAAATATCTTCTATATCTTTTTATTTCTTCAAAAGCTTCATTCATTTTTTTAAAAGAAGGGTCAATTTTACTGACCCTCCTATCATTTACTATAAATTCACAAGCCTTGAAGATTATTGCTTTTTTTCTTCTTTTTCCTCTTCTTTTTCTTTCAAACCATTATTTGTATTCAATTCTTCTAATACTGCATAAAGATTTTCTGTATTATATATTATGCTTTCTAATACTTCTGGTTTGAGTTCTTCTTTTCCTGAATATACTTCTACTCCATTTTCAACTATTTTTTTAACTTGTTTACAAAGTAAAAAACATTCTGCTGTATTTTCAAATGGAATATCTTTTGTAGACATTACCATTCCACCTTTTCCATCAACTTGTATATCCAGGATCCCTGATATTTTTTTATGTCTTAATTTAGTTCCGAAATTCATTGTTGGATTGAATTCTACATATGTTGTTTCATTTCCTATTTTTTTTATATTCATTTTTTCTTTTCCTCCATCTTGTTATTAATCTAAAGTTCCAAAAAGATATGACATAGGTGTTCCAGCTGCTATATCGTAAGCAATATCCATTTCCTGTGTCATTCCTCCACCTGCATTTTTATCAGTCATTTCTACATTAGTTACATTCATATTAGGTATTTTGATATAAACAATATTAGCTCCTGAATTATAGCTTTCTGCCATTTTTACCAATAGAGAGACTTTGTCATTATCCATAAGAGCTTCTATTCCTTCTTTGAATTTTGCCTTATTATAAGCATTTAAAGTTATTGTTGCTGTGGATTCTATAAATCCATTTCTTGTGATTTTTGTAGCGTCTCTGCTCCCTAAACCATATTTCTGTTCAAGATTGTTATTTATAGATATTGAAACACTTTGAGTTTCTGCTGAAACATCTGTAGTTCCCATTATTAAATTAGATGTAACACAAGTTAGTAAATTCTCTATATCAGAAATGGCAGTTCCTGAATGAGTTATAGTATCTTTATATTCAAAAGCATATCCAACCACATCCGCTGTAAGCTTGCAATATGCCCCTTGAGCAGTTTCAAGAGTCACATTATTAAGTTGACACCCTGTCATTATTCTTTCTTCATTATCCTCTAAGTTCTGTTCTATCAAAGTATAAAATTTTTCAATTTTTCCACTTGTATTTGCTTTGGCTATATCTGTTATGGTTACCCCTGTTACTGTATCAGTATCGGTTTTCACTGTATATCCAAAGGCTGGTAGTAAATTTTTTAATGTTTCTATTGTTAATTCAAAAGCTATGTTTCCTGTTGCTCCTGCTGTTGATACAAAAGATTTTCCTTTGTAAGCTGATCCTGTAAATGCTTCTGAATCTGTTTTTCCAAAGTTGGGAGTTAAATTTATTTCAGTTGCATTCTGATAGGCTACAAAAGATGTTGCCATTGTTTTTTCATCTGTTTGTTCTCCAATCAAAAGTTTTATATTCAATTTTTTTCCTCCTTTATTTCCTTATTTTTGCTGTTACTTCAAAGGTAGCTATCCAAACATCATATGTGATATTCTCTGCTATTTCATTATTGATTGTTGTTCTTACATTTTGTGATAATATTTGTGTATCAAGGCTTATTAATTCTTTACTAAAAATTGTTTCAAGTATTTGCTGCCTTTCTTCAAGAAATTTCTTTAAAGGCTCTTCTCCTGCTTTGGACTTTATCAAAAAATGAACATTGTAAGAAAAATCTGGATTGTCTACTCGCAAAGCAGGGGATAACCCCTGACTTTCCAAGTAATCCCCCATAGGAGAAATGACAATTTGATTTACAAATGCTTTTTCCAGCAAATTTCTTTCTACAAACCCTACTGTAACTTTATATTTAAAGTTATTTTCTAATAACTCTTTTATTTTATACAGTACCTCATAAGGATTTGGAATTTTCTTTTTCTCATCCATTAAAAATCATCATCCCCTTTGAACTTTTCTCTTCTGTTTTATTATTTTTTTTTCTTTCTTGCAGTCCTGTAATAGCTTTGTAAAAGTCTTTTTGCTTGGTCTGGGCTATTATTTCATTCCCTGCACAAGCATAGATTTTATACTCTGCGTAAAGCTCTTTTAATACATTCATTTCTTTTTCTGTGAGATCATCAGGAGATTTCAAACCACTCATAGTGATGAGTGATTCTCCCTCATTCTCATAAGAATGTAAATTATTCTCTGCTATTTCCCTTGTTCCAAATTCTTCAATAAAATACGCTTGAACTCTTTCACTTAATTCCTCAAAAGTCATAAACTACTCCTTATAGTCCAGTTACTTTATAAGTTTTAATATATCCTGAATTTACTATAATAGGACAGTATGCAGATTCTATAAGAGTTTTTGACTCTCCTGTTTCTGGGTCTGCTGGTAATTCTCTCAATAATTCTGTTACTGCTTCCATCATAGAAACACCATTTAAAACATTTACTACTCCTGCATAAGCTGGAAGAAAAGCAGCTGTATTATAAAACATAATTTCATCATCTGTATTTATTGGATCTCCTTTAACATCATAAGCTGGTCCAAACAGTGTGAAAGTTTTTCCCATAACTTTAATACTCATTTCTTCCTGTCCATCTTCTGCTTTATTTATAGTTATTTGAGCTTTTCCCATAATTTCATTAGATGATGGATTATATAACTCTCTTAGGAAGTTAAATATATTTGCTCCTATTAAAATTTCAGTTACTGGTGCATTAGTAGTTTTAACGAAATCATTCATTTCATCTATTAACCATTTTTCAAATTTTTCTAAAGTTGCTTTAGTAACAGTTTTAGCAGTTGGGTAAGTATATGTTACTTTGTTATTAGTTTGTTTTGACATATATGTCCCTTTTAAGAATACTGAAGCTGATATAGCTTCTTTTGCTGTAAGCAATGATACTTTTAATTTTTCAACTCTTCTGTCTTGTTCATATTGTCTATTATCAACTTTCATCCCATTGATAAATACATATTGTCCTGGTTGTCTATTTAGCATATCTCCTGCTTTAAAAGGTACACTATCTTTTAATACTTCTGGTGTTACAGATTTTATAACACTACCATTAAGCATTGTTACTGGAAATTTATCTCCTCTTCTTAAAATATGAGCTTGTCTTACATATTTTTCTATTTCTTCATAAGCTATAGTTTCCATATTTGTTATATAAGGCATTTTATTTGATAAAATTCTTCTTAAATAAAAAGTAGTAACAACTGGTTTAGCTGCTCCATATACTCCTAATAGTGCTATTTGTTGTGCATTTAACATTATTCATCAACTCCCCTTAATATAATTCCCATTTTCATTAATTCAAGTATTTGTGGGTAATCAGTTACTGTGATTCCATTTACTTTTCCTATATTTATCTCAGATATTGGCATTGCTACTGTTACACTTCCTGCCTCTGTTGTTGCATCACATACTGAAAGAGCTACCGAAAAAGCCTCATCTCCTGATGTATATTTTTTTACTGTTCCAGTTGTTGTATCATAAGTAAGAATATCACCCTCATTTATAACTCCTGCTCCTGAAGCAACTGGCATATTTAACCCTAACGGACCTGATATTTTTAAAATATCTCTTTCAAATGTTTTAAGTGTTTTTGTTAATTCCATTTTTATACCCCCTTATTGTATGCTGCAAATCTTTCTTCTGGTGTTATAGTTGTTTCTCCATTTTCTGCCCCAAACTCCATTTTTTCTACTTCACTTTCAAAGTTTGCAGCGTCTTTCATCTTTTCAAATTCAGCTTTAAATTTCTCAAAATATGAGATTTTCTCTGTTTCTGAAAATTCTACTATTGTTGTTCTTTCCTCCCCAGCTTTTTTAATAGCAAATTCAACTATTGGTTGGAGAACTGGAATCACTTTCTTTTTAGAAAGCTCTATCAATTCTTTTTCTCTAGCTTCAAATTCCATTTCTTTTTTGATCTGTTTTCTTATCTCTTCTGTTGTTAATTCTTTTTCAGGAGTACTTTGAATGGCTTCTATTTTTGCCCACTCCATTAATTTTCTCATTCCTTTTCTTTCTTCATCAGAAACAGTCGCTACAAGAGCATTTATAATTTCCGCTCTATCTCCTAAAGAAAATTCTGTTAATGCTTTTTTAATTTCTTCTTTTGTTACTGTCACTTTTTCTCCTCCTTTTACTTCAAATTCTTTATATTTCCCTGTATAAACTACTTTCTTTTCTTCTGCTTGGAATTCTGCTGTTGCCACTGCTGGCTCTACTCCCAAAGGTAGTAAAGCTATACTGCCCAAAGAATCTTTTGTGGCATCTATTTCAACGGATATCCCATTGAACACACCATCTTCATGGTAAAGTTGTCCTTTTTCATTTAGTTCTACATCAGCATAAACAGCCAGATTTTCTCCTGTTTTCTCAAAAGAAAAATTATTAAACTTTCCAAGTTCTAAAGGATTTTTTCCTTTGTTTTGCCACTTGGAACTATGTATATATATTCCTGGTACTTCTCCTGCATTTTCAAATACTCTTTTTGTTCTTTCTTCTGAAAATTCTCCCTGCGGAAAACTACCACTTTCAAAAACTTTTACTCTTTTCTTTGCCACTATCTCACCTCCTGCTATTTATTTATATATAATTCTTTTATCCAGCCATTATATTTCTCTGTCATTCTTTGATTAATTCCCATGAATCGCCTCGCTGGAATTGTAATCTGTTTCTTTAAAAGATATAGAGTTTTTAAATTTACTCCATTTTTTTGAGCTATAAATAAATTTCCTGTTCTTTTACTCTTAAAAATAAAAGTATCTTGAAAACTTCTGGCACTTTTCCCTTTAGCTTCTCTTGCTATTGGAATTGTTAAATATTTCTTTTTTGCTCTTATAACTCCACCATAATTGTGGATCCTGGCATATCTTATATTTGTGCCTACTTTAGCTACTTTATTATCAAATTGAATCTGAAAGCTTTGTCTTAACAGTCCAGTATCTACAAGAGTTTTTCCACCTCTAAGGCTTGATTTCCACTTAATCCCCTCTGGTGTTTCTCCATTTCTGAATCTTAGTTCAATCTCACTTCTCATATCTCTTGCTATTCTATTTGTTATCTGTGATGGCTTCCCTACAAATTTTTTTAACATCGGAGTAAGTCCATCTTTTATTTTATAGCTTCCCATAAGCTTTACCCTATTATTACAGCTTTAACTGCATTTGTGGTTGGAGCTTTGGAAAAGCTAACTTTTAAAGAATTTTCATCCAATATTTCTACCTCTGCAAATACTGTCTTTTTCCCTTCATAAAGGGAAACTGTAATATCTTCTGTATTTAGGTTGTGAGTTATTGTATAACCTGTAGCTGTTCCATCACCTACACTCTGGATATACTTTTGTATTCCTGATACTCCACCAGTTCCAACTGCTAACCAACTTGTACCATCACAATATTTGAAACTCTTTGATGTTGTATTATATATAAATCTTCCTGCGGTTTTCTCCACAGGGTCACTAGCCACATTTTCAGCTACAATGTTTATAACTTGATTCCCATCTAAATTAATATTCACTCCATATTTTAATTCTGGCATTTATAATCACCTCCCATTAATTTAATATTGCTTTTCCTGTTTCATTTTTATTAAATCTTATTATTACTTGGTTTTTATTCATGTATTCTATTTCTCCTACTATTACAATATTGTTATCATCTACAATAATTACAGATGGATATTTATCTAAATCATGATTTATTATCCAGGTATTTTTAGCTTCTGTTTGTTCATGGATATAATTTTTGTCACTCCCCCCGCCCTCCTCTCCACCTAAGTAAACAACTCCAAATTTAACTTTAAAATTCATATTATCCTCCAAGTAATGCGTGTACTGTACTTTTTAATGTTTCACTAATAAGTACAGTTCCATTATTTAATGATACTTTTAATTGAATGAATATAGGCTCTGGCTTTGGTACTCTTGTTTTCCCATCTCCATTTTGTTCAAAAAGCAAAGTATCATTTTCACTTAAAGTACAAGTAATCATTTGATTTTTATATTGCATATCACCTTTACTTTTTTTGATATTGACCTTTTCACTCTCTATTGTTATTTCACAGTCTTTTATTTCACTTGCTGTATCTTTTATATCTGTTTCAAAAGTCAATGTAGGAGTACTTCCTCTAACAATCATTTTTTACCCTCCATAAATTCAGCTATTTCAAGTTTTAACTGAATTAATTTCTTTTCTTTAACTTTTATGTCCCTTTCTCTTTCTTTTATATCTATAGGTGGTCTTGCAAAGTCTCCTATTTCTTTCTCTATCTCTTTAAGCTCTTTTTTCTTAGACTTTAATATTTCCAGTCCTAATTCTTTTATTTTGTCTGCTCCTAGCTCTATAACACTACTACGGCAATTAAAATGGTTAGGAGGATAAATTAAAGCCCAAATAGGATCACTCTTTTTATATACCTTGCCTGAATATGTCCTGCAAAAATCTGTTTGCCTTTCATCTTCTACTCCATCAAATAGGAGATAAGAAAAATACTCATCATCATCTTGCATTTGCTGTTCATACCTTCCAGACTGATAAGCATTTACCATATTTTGTCTATAGACAAGATGAGAATACCACCCATCTTCTCCAAGTCCTGCCTTATCTGCTATATCAGAAATATCTTGTTTCCATTCCTGATATGTTCCACCATTTTCAAGAGTTTTTTTCAAACTTTCTAAAACTCTTTTAGTGGCTTCTAATTCTGTACTTCTTTTAATATAAAAGAATGTATCTTTTACAGAAGATGTAATATCATCTAGTTTTTCATATAAGATTGGTGCTTTTTTGGTGAAATAGTTTATAGCTTCATTAAACTTTAAACTGAATAGGTCTATTTCTTCTTGGAACTCTTTATTGCCTCTTTGGTCTAAACTATCTGTATAACCAAACAGTAAAGACTTGATATATAGTTCTTCCATTATGTTCATATCAAGATTCAAGTTTTCTGATAAAATATCTGTTTCCAGCCATTTTTTTACACTTTTTTGAATATTTTTTACAAATTCATCTAGTTTTATTTCAGAATTTGCCATTCTCTTATCAAAAATATTTTTTACATTATCAATCAGGATTTTTTTTTTATCCTTTTTAGCAAATTCAACCACAGATTTTTCTATCTCTGTTATATATTTCTGTTCTATTCCTAAAGCAGAAGAAATATATTCTGTAGTAAGTCCTATTCCTGCTTGATTAAGCTTTAGAATGTTATCTATTTTTACAGTATTTAGTTGACTTTCTTTAGTTTCAAATTCAATTTCCTTATCTCTGTCTTTTTTAGTTTCCAATTTGAAATAGAATTCTTTTGGATCATATCCAAAATATCGTCCATCAAATTCAAGTAATTGTTGCATGCTTTCAGAAATGAAAGAGCAGCATTCCTCTACAACCTCATTAAAGCTCTCTTGATGTATTTGTCCTAGAGAATAGCTTCCAGTACCATTCCCTGATTCCATAGTAAGAGTACCACCAAGAATATTTTGAATCAGTCTTTCCTTTTCTCTATCTTCTAGCTTTGTATAAACTTCTGTGTCAAGATCAGATAAAGTCAATATGTATAAGTTATCTTTTAACTTACCATTATCTGTTGGGATTGCTATTGCAGTTTTCCCCCCTTGCATTTTTTTGATATCTTCTGCTTTTTTTCTTACATCTTCTTCATCTTCTGCTGGGTCATATCCAAAGAAAATAATAGTATCTCCATATTTTTGAGCTAAACCTCTTAATTGAGCTCTAAACATTTCTTTGTCAAGAAAACATTTTCTCAATCCAGTAAAAATGGATTTACCTGTCTTTTCTGCTACATTCCATTCATGAATGGACAAAAGAAATTTTTCATAGTCTATTTCTTTTTCTTCTGTTCCTGCTCTGATTACCCATTTTTTATTTAAAGTATCATAGAGAACATATTTTTCTGGTATAAATACAAGGCTATTCAAAGAATAATCAGGATTATATACTTTTTCAAAACAGCTGTAGCCATAGTATCTGGCTCTTAAAAAGTATTTAAAAATTCTATTGAACTTGACATTATTGAATCTTTCTTGAATTTGATCTATAAGTTTTCTATTTTTTTCATCATCAGACCATATTATTAATTCTTTTCCTGCTACTGCTCTTTCTATCTTTTTTATAGCTGTATCAACGTCTGTGTCTTTCAAAATTTTATCTATATCATCAAAATTTAAGTCTTTTTCATCAATATACACTTCTGAAAATAGCTTTGTTGTAAATTGTAAGGTTAGCTCTGGACTTGCTTTTTTAATATTTTCTGTCTCTTTTTTTCTTTTAAAAAACTCAAACAATTTTTTTCACCTCCTTTTTTATGCTCCAATTATTCCACTTCCTTGTCTTTCTGGTCTGTCATACATTTTAATAAATGTATTGAAGAAATATCTATCCGCGTCCATATGGTGATCGTTTTCTTTTATTGGTTCCTCTTCGCCTCTCTCTGCTCTTTTCTCATTCCATCTATATGAATAAGTTTCTTTTTTAGTTTCTATACATTCGTTAGATATTAGATATCTTCCAGAGCTTATATATGATTGAACAAGAGGAATACCTGCTATATCATCTTTTTCACCTTTAACTGCATTTCTTGCTCTTTTTACATAAATACCTTTACTTTTCAAAGCTACTATAAAACTGGCTGCACTTGGGTCAAAAGTTATATTTTTAACTTTTCCATATTCATTTTCAAGATTTTCTTTCCATTTCACAAATTCATTTGCATATTCTTCATCACTTTTAGGATTTTCAGTTTCTCTTCCTGAATGATGAAATTCGCTTATTTTATAGACATATTTTTTTCTATTTATATGTTTTACTCCATAAAATCCCCATGCCATTGGGTTATATGTTCCGTAGTCTCCCGCTATGTAGTACTCATCACATTTAGGAATTTTTTCTTTATCTATAAAATTCTTATCACTAACTTGATATATCAGCCCTTCGGCTGCTACCCATAGACCTTCTATATATCTTTGGTAGAAAGTTCCTGTGTATAAGCTTCTGTATTGAGATTTTTTATCCTCTGAAAGTGTAGGATTATCATTCATATCAAAGTGGAGATAAAGAAAGTTCTTTTCTTCTGCTTTGTCTATAAAATCAATTTTAAAATAGTGATGTGGTGTTCCTGGATTACACGTGAACCAGTATTTAGAATTTTCTACAGAACATCTAGCTAAACATTGGTCTACAAAGGACTTTGGCATTAAAACAACTTCATCAAGGTAAGCTCCAGCAAGGGTTATTCCTTGGATAAGGTCTTGAGAACTTTCATCTTTCCCACCAAATATATAATAATAATTAGTGACTTGCTTTTTAGTTACTACAAGGCAATTTTCTGATCGCTTATCTTTTATTTGGTAACCATATCTAGTAGCTATTTTTTTCAAGTCTTTTACTATGTTTCTCCTAAAAGTTCCAATCGTTTTACCACATAGTGCAAAATTTTGATTGTTAAATGTTGCCATGCTCCAATACAGGAACGATGAAGATACTGATAATGTTTTACCACTTCTTATACTTCCGTCACATATAATAGCCAATCTATTTTTTACTGGACTTGCTTCCCTCCACCATGTAAATACTTTCTTTTGTTTCCAGGAAGGCTCTACTATGTTAAAAGTTTCAGATACTTTCCGAGCTTGGTTTTTAATTTTGGTTTTTTCTATGCCTTCTTGTATCGCTCTATATACACTTTCAAATGTCAATCCTTTTTCCATAGCTCATTCTCCCAATTCTTTAATTTGATATTTATGTCTTCATTTTCTTCTCCTTTTTCATCACTGCCATTATTTTTAGTGAGTATTTCCAACCTTTTAAGTTCTGCCATTATTAAGAATTTTTCTTTTTCTAATTCCAATTTTTGGCTATTACTTTTATCTTTATTTATTATGTCTACAGCCTTCATAAGTCTTACCACTTTATTAGTTCTTACTGTCTTAGTAGGAATTGTTACAAGTTGTCCAAAACCATTCACTTCCTCATGTATATGAAGTTCTTTACTTGCTTTCAGTAAGGCTGAATTTATATTCTCCATAATCTCTGCCATCACATCAGAAGTTTTATCAGCTAATTTTTCTTGAGTTTTTTCTAATGTATTTCTAATATAATTCTTTCTTTTTTCTGTCCAGTCATTATCTGCTGAATAGTTTTGAATCACTTGAAAACTAATATTATATTTTTCACTCAAAGCCTTTAAAGTAACTTTTTGAGTTATATCTGTCACATATTCATTTTCTAGTTTTAACCAATTTATTTTATTCTTTTCATTGGTAACGTTACCATTGGATTTAGTAACGTTACTTTTGGAAATGTTGGTGGAAGTATTTTTATTGCTACCCCACTCATCTATATTTTTCCACTTTCTAATTAAGGTTTCACTTTTCCCTAATTTATCAGCTATCTCTTTCAGAATTCCTTTAGGTGCTTTGTCGCCTCCTGCTTCTTTCCATAATTCTTTTGCTTTATCTCTTGCTGGGTCTCTGTTCCTTGCCAATCATCACCACCTCAATTGCTAAAAAACAAAAAAGGACTAGAAAATTACCTGCTCTTCACAGATAAATCTCTAGTCCTTATTGCTTAGACTCTTAATATTTAGTTTTCTATATTATACATTGTTTTTTAATTACTTTCAATTTTTTCTTTATTTAAACTTCTTCCAAAAAAATCTAATTTTCTATATGCTGATTTTTGTTTTTTTCTAAATATATCTTCATAAAGGATTTCGATTTCAACTTCACATAAAAATTCTAACAAATATTTTCTGTCTGGATTCATCTCACTCTCATTTTCTAAAAAATGTTTTTTATCTCTCTTATATGCTTTTCCGTAAGTTTTTTCTAAAATTATAACATCCTCTTGAGGTGCAATTCCTCTTTCTTTTATATCTTCAACAAAAGTATTATAGTTTTTCTTTACCAGTGTAGAATCATATGATTCTGCCAATTCCATTATAGATTCTGCATTCACATTCTTACGTACAAACTTTATATCTTTTATTATTGCTGTTCCTAATCCACTATTTCTAATTTTTACATATGTTTTATTGTTATAGTCTCCAACTATTATGTTTAAGTAAGGCTTAACAGCATTTATGGATATAATATTTGCTTTCTTAGATACTTCGTATGCTTTTATCGCAATTAAAGCAGTTACTGCTAATGTCACCACTTCTATTGTTAATGATAATAATTCTATCAATATAATTGTTCTCACTCCTTTTATTTTTTCATTCTCTTCTATATCATTCAATTATACTACAAAAAAAGACTAAGTCAACAGACTTAGCCTTAAATATATTGCTATTTTATTTCTTTGATTAAATCTTGTCTATCAAACATATCTTTATATATCTTAATAATATCTCCATGAATATTTTCTTCTTCCATGTAAATTATTTCATACTCTAAATCTAATTTATAAAAATTAAATATTACAAAACTTTTCATAAGTTCCTTTAAGTATAAAAGTGATTGATTATACTCTTCTGGTATAAAAAATTCTTTCAATAATTTACTTTTTTCTTCAGTATGGTTTTCAGAAACAGTAATAATTTCTGTAATTTCTTGAAAATTAACCCTATTCCCTTCTTTTAAAAATTGTATAGTTAATGTTTTATAAACTGGTTTCATAATTACCCTTTCCCTTAGCATACTTTTTTATATCCTTCTATAATTTGGTTAATATCTCCTTCAAATAATTTACAAGCAATTTCATATAATGCAGGAAGTTTATTTAAAACTTTCTCAATATAATCCAATTTATTTTTTATTCTTGGTTTATGCTGTTTGTTATAATTATCCATTCTTCTTCTTACATCAATATGATATTTTTTTTCAAACTCAAAATATAGCAATCTCCATCTATCCTGATAATTTGCGTTTTTATATCTAACTACTGTATTAAGAATCTGCCTCATATCCATTAAATCAATTTTGTCAGTCAGTCCTATAATAACATCTTCTTTATATTCTATTTCTTTTGTTTTTTGCTCTATTTCTTCTTTTAATGGTTTTAGTTCCAGTTCTAACAATCCTTTGTGAGAACGAGCAACTATTTCTGGGTCTTTTGAAAACAATCCCAATTTTAATCTATCTTCTGTTGATATTGTTTTTCCTATTTTTACTTCTAATTCATCTAAATATCTAAATATAGCCTTTCTTACAAATTTACTTTCTCTTGCTAATAATTGCCTAGCCTGAGAAAAGTTCAGTTCAAACATTAGATATTCCCTTCCTCTTCCGTTCTTGTAAGTTGACTCCAATATTTTTTGGAGTGAGATTTCCTCTTCAAATTCATCTCTGATAATTTCCAGCAAGGTATCATGTCTCAACTCTGCTCTATTTTTTTCTTGCTTTCTAAAGAAATTAATTTGTTCCAATAGTTCTAAGCTTGTTATTTTATCTTTTTGTTCCAAAATTGCTAATTCATTCATATACTACCTCCTACACTATGCAGTTTCTTTTTTGAAAGGATTTTTCCATACAAAAGCACCTTCGTGTATTTCTCCTGCATTTTCTCCATACTCAAAATACTTCCATTTAGTTAAGCTTAATACTTCACTCAATAAAGAATCTAATTCTAAGTATAGTTTTCTTTGAGATTCACTCAAAGTTTCTTCTAACTTCCAAAGTACACCATACATTCTTTCCTCTTGCATAGATAATTGGTCATTGATTACTTTGCTTGAGTAACAATTCTCTAAGAATGTCATAATAAGCTCTTTGTCTTCTTCTATCATATTTTTTCCTCCTAAAACTTGTATTTTTGGAGTTAGTGTAGTACAATAGTATTGTCTAGGTACTACTTGTACTATAAAAACTCCTGTAGGTGATTGAAAAGTTACTTATGGGAGTTTTTTATTTCTTTTTCTCAATAGTGATGTTTTGTTTGTTTTCGTCATAAGTTATAATGACTTCTCTCTCTTCTTGTGTGATTCCAAGCTTTTTAAGAAGAGGAACAGATAGTATAACTCTAGCTCCAATACCATTTCCTACTTTAGAAAAAGAAATATTTGCATTTCTCTTTTCCATAATTACTCCTTTGTTAATCACTAACTTAATTTCAGTATATATGTTAGTCATTAACTTGTCAAGTTATTTTTTTTATAATACTCCACCAACTCCAAAAATACTTTAGAAGAAATACTTATTTTACTACTCCTATTTTTCTTAAAAATTCTTTTGTCTGCTCCATGTTGAATGGAAGAAATGACACCATCTTTTCTATTTCTACCACCGTTTTATTTTCTGTTTCTATTAACAAAATTTCATTTCCTTTTACTCCTGTTAGTTTTAATTTTCTCATTTTTTGCCCCTCCTTATATTTTTTTAAATCTATTCCTGTTATTTCTCTACATTTTTTACATTTAACCTTTAATATCATTCCTTCCAGCCATGTTCTTCTTCCAAAGGTGCTAAAAACATTTAAGTTCTTTATTTCTGCTATCAAATCACCACATTTACAATAATGTTTCATGTTTCACCTCAATTATTTCAAATTCAATATTTTTTTAACTTCATCAACTGATCTTACTATATGATATTCAGCTCCATTTTTTTTAAATCTTTCCTCAATATCCTTTTGTTCCTTTCTTTGTGCTCCTTTAGGTGCTTTTACTTCTAACCCTATTGTTTTACCATCTTTTATTACCCATATATCAGGAATTCCCTTTTTTGCTCCTGTAGATAATTTTCTATATCCAACTGTTTTCCCTGTCACTCTATCTTTTATTGGAGTAGGTATATTATTCATTCTATTAAAAAATAATTTCCCTTGCCTCTCATATATGTCTAATAAATATATAATAGCTGTCTGTATTTGTGTTTCTAATCCCATTTAATCACTTCCTTTCTTATAGATTTTATAAGACACTCATTTTAAATGAATGTCCTAAAAATCTATAATTTATTATCTTGAAATTTGTCTTTTATATTCTTCTTTAGATATACTTTCATTTGCAAAGTTAAAAAGGTCTAAAGGAGTTATTTTAAATAGTTCACTTAATAGAGGTACTGGCACTGTATTATATATTGTTTTCTCTTCCCCTGTATCTCTATCTATTCCCATATAATTTACTCCAAATAAATCATATTTGGCTTGATCTGTTTCTACTTCTGGGCTTATTTTATTATAAATATATACAGCATCCATATACCTATTTTCTTGATATCTTTTTAAAAATGCCCTTATCTTTCCAGAAAATGAATTATTTTCTATTGGCAGTAAATCTACATCAAATATTTTTTCAAAGAAATTTATTTTTTCTTTATTTTCTGGAATTTTATCTTCTATTCCAAATTCTTCTATCATTATATTCAACGCTTCCTCTGGTACTATCTGCTTATATGCTTCTGTTATCTCTTTTAATATAATTTCCAGTATTTCATTTACTTTTTCTTTTGTTTTAGCATTAGAAGCAATTATTTTCCCTTTTATCTTTTCTATTATTAGTTTTTTATCTGGAACTATTTTCCCATTTTCCTCTTTAAAAAGATATGGGATTTCTTGCCCTTTTGCATAAATTAAAGCTGGAAATCCTGCCACTTCCAATGTTATATCCAGTTTTGAATTTGCTCCATCTACTTGTCCTGTAATTTTTAAATTTTTAAATGTTCCCATCATTAAATCCTCCAAATTAAATTATATATTTGCTTTAAATCATCTTATTTTTTCTTCCAAAAAAGAAAAGGATCATACCATTTTCTATTTTTTAGTTCTTTTATTACTGCAAGTAAAATATCAATTTTTTCTACTAATTGCATATTACGATTTTTATATTCCTCAATCTCTTTTTCTCTTTTTCCCAGCGTTATTTGAGAAGCTCTTATTTCTGCTTTTTTCTCTTTTATCTCTTTTTCAAGCTTTTCTATTTTTTCTATATTAGCTGCTATTGTCTTATTTTCAGCCTGAATAGTTCCTTCCATGAATTGATTGCTTTCTTGTAGATCTTTTATTTCTATTTTTAGTTCTCCTATTTTTTTATCTTTAGCAACTATTTCTTTTGTATAATCTGCTTTTGCATTTTCTAGTTTTATTTTTTCTTTTTGTAACTCCGTGATCTGATTATTTCTATCAGCTAATTCTCTTTTAAGTTTTTCAATATTTGCTCTTGTTTCTGTCTCTACTTCTTTTCTATATTTTACTCTGTTTAAGGCTGCTATTTCCTCCTTGCACTCTTCCTTTTTCATAAAATTAGTATCTTTTATCACTGTTCCTGTTTCTGCTGCCAATTCTCTTAAATAATGTCTTAAAAAATCTGCCTCTCCATGAAAATTTCTTTCTTTTTTTGCCATTTTGTTTCCTCCTCTTATTTTGGTTTTATTTGAATCTAAAGTTTTTTATTTCTTTGTTTTATAAAAATAACTTGCTGGTATGCCCTTTTTTTGTCCTTCTCTTACTGCTGGACAAACAAATTCTTGATATTTTTTTATCAATTTTCCCCATTCAGATAATTCTTTATTATTCATTCTTTCACCTCTACAAAAATAACATCTGCCCCATCTGTTCTCTCATTCGCTGTACACCCATTATCACAAAAATGCAAATCCCAAGTATGATCGAAAGCACAACCTTCACAAGTACACATATCTGTCTCAACTACTTTGTATTTCCTCCTCTCAAACTCAAATACTTCTCCTACCTTTCTTTCCATCTATTTCCTCCATTTGTATCTATCAATAATTGATAAGACTGCTACTATTAAAGCTACTAATCCTATCCCTAATCCTATTGGAAGGAATAATGCCATCATGAATCCATCCATTTCTGTTACTGTCATTTAGTCCTCCTGTGATAACTCTTTGTATTTCTCTCTCATTTCACCTAAAAGCCTTGAAATAGTTTCTTTTGATTCCTGATATTCCTCTTCTTTTTCTTTCAGATGACAAGCTTTAGAAAATAAAATTTTTCCTTCTATCTCCTGGAGCACTCCTTCAAATTCTTTTATTTTATGCCTTAACTGTACTCTTTCATCATCAGAAAAAAATATATCTTCCAGTTCTTCAACAACTTTTTTTGATAGTTCTTTTAGGTCTATAGAAATAATTCCAAACTTTTTATTCTGCTCTGCTGCATATTTTTTAAAAGTTTCTTTTTCCAAATTGTTTAGATCATAGTTTTCAAATAAAGCATTTAAAAAATCTTTTTTTATCGGTGTTTTTCCATTTTCAATAGCAGATAAAAAAGTTAGTTTTATCCCTAATTTCTTAGCCATATCAATGGAAGTTTCATTTTCTTTAGCCCTTAAAAGTCTTAATTCCCTTGTAAAACCTCTTGGAGCAGTCCTTGCATTTTTAATCATTATGCACCTCTCTGCTTTTTCAAATATTCTCTTATGACTATATAGAAAGTCTCTGTTCTAGCCATTACCTGTGCTATATTGTTATCGTATTTCTCTATGGCTAATTTTAAAGCCTCCTGCTCTATATACCTCTTTTCCTGTTCTGTAAGAGCTTCAAAAACCTTTTTAAGATTCTCTTTTTCCTCTATTGCCCTATCTCTCTGCTCCTTATTTTTAAGATTGCTTTCTATTGCTTCTTTTGCCTTTTCCTCTGCTTTAGTCTTTCCAGTATTATAGGACTTTTCTTCTATAACCCAGTTTTCTTTTAATGCCTTGTATATAGCTCCATCTTCCCATCTTTTAATTACAGCTACTGTTAATACTGCTTTTATTCTTTCTAGGTCTATATGTTTGGAATAAACAAGTTCCATTATATTTTTACAAGTACCTATGCTTATTCCATGCATTTGTAAAGTAGATTTTATTTGCCTAATTTTTTCTTTTTCTAAATCTTCAAAAGAACTACTACTACTTTTTTCATCTTCTAAATCAGGAGTTTCCTCTATCTTATTTATATTATCTAACTTAGTAGTAGTTCTTTCTAAGTTATTCTTATTAAAGTTATTCTTATTAGCGTACAGCAAGTCTGTACTACTGTTGGTACAGATCTCTGTACTAATGGTAGTACAATCTTCTATACTACTGTTGGTACAACTTTCTGTACTAGTACACTCTTCTGTACTTCTGACCTTTAGATAATATATGCTACTAGAACTAAAACATCTAACTTTTTCAATTAAATTGAATTTTTCTAAGTCCTTTATATTATTTGAAACAGTTGTCCTGCTAGTGCATTTCAAATCCTCCATAAGCTCTTCATATGAATATTTGATATATACTTCACCTTTTGCATCTATCCATTTGTTTCTAGCCGACAATCTGGTTCTTTCGTACATCAAAACATAAGTTTTAAAAGCTCCTATAGATATTTTTCCTTCAATTAACAGGTCCATAAGCCATTTAGGTACTTGATAATATAACATACTATCTAAATCATTAGCTTTTATGCTTCTCATTTTCTTCCTCCCTTTGAGGAGTTGCCACGCTCCTCTCTTTTTTATTTTGTAACTGTCCACCATTCTAAAACTCTATGAGCGTGGCTTTGGAATGATGAACAGATATAAAATAAAAACTTGATTTTTAATTTTTGGTATGTTAGGATACTTTTATCAGGTTGAAAAGGACATTTTCAATTTTGATCACCTATGATGCAGCCCCTTTTATTAGGGGCTTTTTTATTTTTCCCTCGTGTGAGAGCTCGGGAAAGATTTTTATGAAAAAATATAATATTGGGAATGGCAGGATTTGAACCTACATTTAAATTTTTATCTTTGCCTTACCACTTGACTACATTCCCACATTTAGAAATGAACAAATACAAAATAAAAAAATGTATATACTATTTTTAGTAATTAATGTATAATGATTACTATGAAGACGAAATTTCCTAAAATTAAATCTTCGTATAACTAGCCCACACGGGCTTTTTTATTTTCCCCTCGTGTGAGGGATCAGGAAAGATTTTAATGAAAAAAAATACAAAAGGAATGATTGGATTTGAACCAATGCTAATAGGTTGCTTATATACTCCCTATGCCTTACCACTTGGCTACATTCCCATACTTAGACAGGAAAATCCTGTCTATATTAACCCCGTGTTATAAATCTTTATTAAGTTACTCTCTCTTGAAAAAGAATTGCTCCATTTTTCAAAACTATTCTTTTGTTTTGGTTGATATAAATTATTGTTTCTTTAGACTTTCTTTTAAATAACTTTTTAAAAAAATTTACAAAATATTTCATTTATTTCACCTCCTTTTTATTTCTATCTATATTCAGTCGAAACATTCACTATTCCCAGTTTTAACTTGATGAATTTCCTCCAAAAAGTTATAATATATTTACCCAAAAGTATTTTTTTATTAAGGAGGAACTTATGAAATTAAACCCTGACTGCATTAGAGATATTCTTTTAACTGTGGAAGAAAAAACTGCTTATATGAAGAGGCTAACTATTCTATCTGATACTTCAACCACTATTCCTAGATTACAAAAATATAGTCAAGATGAGTTAAATTATCATATCCAACAATGTATAAATTTTAATTACATAATAGCTAATTCTGGACTTGGTGGAGCATTTAAAATTGATGATTTAACTTTTAGTGGACATAATTTTTTAGCTGATATTAGAAAAGATACAAATTGGAATAAAACAAAAGAAATTGCTGGTAATATTGGTTCTTATTCCCTAGATATCTTAGCTAATATTGCAAAAAATGTTGTAACTGCTTTAGTTCTCGACAATTTCAAGTGATTCTAAATCACTAAACTTTATTATTATTTCTTCTTTTTCTTGCATTGGAACATAGGAGCTATTTATTATAATTTCTGATACACCTCTTAGCTCCTTTCCATCAAAAAAAACTTGTTTTACTTTTCCACATTGTTTCACTATTTTAAAATTATGATATATTATTTCTGGATTGCTTTTCACTCTCTCACCCCCTCTTATTTTTATTATACTGTACAGTACAGTACAATAAAGAGTTAAAAAAATACAGACTTATCTATTTTTAAAAAGTCTGAAATTATTTTTATTTGTTCAATTGAAAAACTAATCTTATTTTCTTTAAGATTTTTTTTATGATAGCTAAATCCCTGCTTTGACATTCCAAGAACTTCATATATGGTAACCCATTTTATCTTTTTTTCTTTTCTTACTTTATCAATAAGTTCAAATTTGTTTTCTTTTTCCATATTATCACCTTAACATCATTGTACAATATAGTACAAGAAAAGTCAAAAAAAATTTTACTAAATAAAAAAATAAATCTCACCCTATTTTATAGGTAAGATTCATTTAAAATTACTTTTTATTTTTTTTATTTTTTTCTTTTAAATAATCGGCATATTCTAAAAGATCACGCTGTGAATCAGGATCTAATGAATTGAACAATTCCAAGAATGGATCTCTTCTTTTTTTAGTGTTTCCTTTTAAAATTTTTACTACTTTTCCACAAACTTCTATATCATCAGTATCTATTGTTAATTTTTTATAATAAACATTATCACTTTCTAATATGTATTCCCCATTTTTATAAGCTAATCTTTTTATAACAGCTTCTCCAGTTTCTTTATTAATAATAAAAACACCTATATCTCCAACATTTACATCCTTGCTTTTATCAATTAATGCCACATCCCCATCATATAAAGTTTTCTCCATACTGTCTCCAGAAACTTTTACTCCTATTATATTTCCATCCATTTTAGGAACTTCAATATATTCTTCTGGTTCTTGTTCTGTTATATATCCAGCACCAGCAGAAGCACATGAAAAAAATGGTATTGACATCATTTCTATTATAATATTATCATCTAAAGCTATTACATCTTCATTTTCTTTATTAAGTAAATCTTTTATTAATTTAGGTGATCTATCCAAACTTGCCATATACCTTATTTCTTTCTTTTCTCTTTCACTAAAATTAAAAGCTTTTAAAAACTTTTCAATAAAATCTTCACTAGGAATTCTTGTACCTCTTTTATAATGCCCTATTGAGGAGAAAGAAGAATCTGTCATTTCTGCTACATAATCAAGTGTAAACTGATTTTTTCTTAAAAATTCCTCCAAAAATTTACTAAATTTTTTTTCCACTATTATCCCCCTTAATATTGTATTTTATAAAAATATTATACACCATCTTGTACAAAAAAGTAAAAAAATACTTGACTTTTTTTGTACTAAGTTGTACAATCTTTTCAAGAGGGATGCCTCTATATTTTTTAAAAACTCTTTGTACTGTTCTGTACAGTACAGAAAAGGTTATAGTCTCGCTTAACTGCTTATTCATGAGACTATAAAAAATTTAGCAAGGCAAAAGATTTAGTTTTGAATGGATAGCTAAAAACTTTAGCTCTCTAATTAAGAACTAAAAAACTAAAACATTAAAGGGAGTGGTAAACATGATAAAAATTTTAAATAATTTAAATGAAGTAGAAAGAGGAGAACAATATTTTAAAGATGAAACTGGTAGTTTAAGAATTGACTGTAAGGTTGGATTAATAAGAGTTTGGGATTTGAATTCTAATATGGTCTATTCCAAAGAATATGATAAATATGATACTTCTCCAATAGTTTTAAAAATTCTAGCAAAGGGAAATATAAAAACTGCAATAGAGTTGATTGAATATCTAATATCTAAGACTGATTTTAAGATGAGAGAGTTTTCAAAAGTTGAAATCTTAAATCCTTTCTTTAAGGAATTGGAAGGAGAATTAAAAATAAAATCTAAAGCTGGGTATTTTACAAAAACCCAAGTAGAAAAGATCTTAAAACATAAGGACACTAGAATAATAAGAGACTATGCTTATACAGACGATTACGCCTATGATGCTTATATGAACTTTAATAAAGGGACTGAAATTTCGAGGCTAGATATGCTTGAAGAAGTAAGACAGTCCTTTAGTAGAGCTTTAACATATGAAAATGGAGAATTTACTCTGTTGACAGTAGGGCATTCTAAATCTGCTAAAGTTATAAATCCGAATATAACAATAATTTAATTTTTTATAGGTCTCTTACAAGCTAAGGGACTTACTAAGAAATTAAAAGGAGGGAAAAATGATAAATTACGATGTGCCGTTAAATAAAAGAAATACCAATGCAAATATAAAAGTAAACATTTTCGATGATGGCAAGATGAGGGAGTTAGGGTTTACTGATTCTCGTAAAAATACTTGGTATTATTTAGTTTACATTATTAAAGAAAGGTATTTTAAAGTAACATTTAATCTACGAATTAACAAACAAAATACAGATGATTTTAAGATTGATATTTTAGACGAGGATTATCTTCAACCTTATGATTATCAAGCAGGATTGAGAAAATACCCAAAATTTAAAAAATATTTACAAGTTCATAAGAAGGTTCAAGAAATAATGAAACATTTAATAGATATGGGAATAATTGAAGGTTATAACTTGGGAGATTATATATAAGGAGGAAAATATGTGGATATGTAAAGAATGTGGAGGAGAAATAATAGCAATTTATGGCGGCTATGCAAAAGTTAGCAAGTTAGGAACAATTATAAAAGGAACTGAGTATAATGAAGGCTTCAGTCATTATAAATGTGAAGATTGCTCTGTAGTTATAGAAGTGAACAAACTAAAAGAATATGCAGTTTGGGAGGATTAAATAAAAAAAGTCCCCATCTAACCCAATGTTAAACGGGGGAGACGATAAAAGCTACAATATCGTCCAACAAATTTATTATATCACATTGTAATAAAAAGAGCAAAAGCCCTCTTTCGAGAGCTAATGCATATTATAAGTGTCGGAATATAAAGAAGCTAAATAGCTTCCTCGTATAGAGTATAACACGAAAATGAATATAAAGAAAGAGTGAGAGAAATATTAAGGTATAAAAAGAGCAAAAGCTCTCTTTCGAGAGCTAATGCCTGTTAAATGCTATCTACACGCCTTTTTAAGGAAGTGGGCGCTTCCTTAAAAGTATTATAACATAAAATCTTTATATATTGCAAGGGGTGAGAAATGAACATTTCCAAAATTGCATGGTACTTGGTACCTATTCCACTAATAATTAAATTTATCTTATACATTACAGAAGCTTAACAGGAGGCTTTTATGAAAATAGACAATAATTTATACAAAACATTTTTAGAAGTACTTAATATAGAAAACTACAAAGGCAGAGAGAGTGAAATATCATGTTGTTAGAATTTTTAACTGTAATAATAGGAATTGATCTAATAGTTGCTTATGCAGCTATAAAAATAATGGGAAAGAGGAAATAAAAATGAAAATATCTGATTTTATAATTTTATTTGAAAAAGCTTTAAAAGAATATGGAGACATAGAGGTAGACAATCTATATATCTCTAAAGATGGAAAAACTAAGCTACATGACAATATAACAGGAGTAGAATATATTCCAAATAAAAATATTCTAAGCTTTGTAGTAGACAAAACACCTAAAAAGAGAAAATTAAAGAAAGTTGATATACAGACTATCTTTAAAAGTAATACTACAGGAC